AATTATGAGCCTAGAGCTAATCTAATAGATGTAATCTGTACACCATACGAAGACAATAATGCTGTCGACGTTACCATTGTTTTTTCCGTAATAAATAGAGAACAGCCTATTACCATGCAAGTTACGTTAGATAGGATAAGGTAATGTCAGATTTTCTACCAGTTAATCAATTAGATTTCTCTTCTCTGAGAGAAAATCTCAAGACATACCTGCAGGGTCAGAGCAGATTTGCTGATTATGATTTTGAAGGGTCTAATATCTCTGTATTGCTAGACATACTAGCATTTAATACGTATCAGAATGCATTCTATCTTAATATGATAGGTAATGAGATGTTTCTTGATACTGCTACGTTACGCGATTCGGTTATATCTCACGCCAAGGAACTAAACTATTTACCTAGATCCTATACATCAGCTGCTGCTACTGTTAGAGTTAATGTCAACGTAACAAATAATTCAGTATATTCTATTACTGTACCTCAGTATTATAAATTTACAGCTACTACTTCGAACGGCACTTATACCTTCTCCACTGCTGAACCTTACGTAATCAATAGAAATGCAAATAATCAATTTGTTAGAAATATTGATATTTACGAAGGTGTTTTGCTTACAGAGAAGTTTGTTGTTAATACTAGTATCGAAAATCAAAGATTTTTATTATCAAACCCAAGTGTGGATACTGATAGTATAGAAGTATTTGTACATCCTACAGCTAGCTCCTCTACTAACACAGAATATACGTTTACATCTAGCGTATTCGGCCTTAACGCTAACTCTACTGTGTTTTATATTCAGCCTGCTGAAAGTAGTAAGTATGAAATTCAGTTTGGTGATAATGTAATAAGCAAGAAACCTGCTCACGGTAATATGATTGCTGTTAAGTATAGAGTCTCGTTGGGTGCTGCTGTTAACGGAGCAAGTTCTTTTTCTCCTCAAACTAACATCGACGGGTATTCCGTCACTGCTTCTACAATATCTGCAGCTGCTGGTGGTGCCGAAAATGAAAGCCTATCCTCAATAAAATTTAATGCTACAAGATTCTTCCAAACTCAAGACAGGCTAGTAACCAAAGAGGATTATAGAGCGTTAATTCTTGCTAATTTTCCTGAAATTAAATCAATAAGTGTGTATGGTGGCGAAGAGTTAATTCAAAACCCACAATATGGTAGAGTAATACTATCTTGCGTAACACAATCCGGAGATAATATCACTCAAACTACAGCTGATAGATTACTAAGTTTTGTAAAAACGCGATCTCCTCTAGCTATTAACCCTCAACTAGAAACTCCAGAATATCTAGATCTAGGCGTAACTACAAACGTTAGATATAATAGTAACCTAACTACACTAACTGACAGTCAAGTTAGTAGTCTTGTTGCTAATACTATCAATAACTTTAATAATACGTACCTTATTGACTTTAAGAAGACGTTTAGATACTCTAAGTTAGTTAGTGATATCAATAACACTCATGCTAGTATTTTAAGTAACGAGACTACTGTGATAATGGCCAAGACTATTATACCATTATTAAATGAGAATTATGCTACTACTATAGATTTTAATAATGCTATAAAAAGAGATGACTATAATGTATCTAGACCGTTAAGTAACGAGTTCACACTTTATTCGTCAAGCTTTACTTACAACTCTAGAGAATCATATTTTGGTGAAGATGGTGCAGGTAAATTATTCATTTTTGAAAATACTAGTACAGGTAGAAACATCTTAAAGACAGACGCTGGAACTGTAGACTATGAAAATGGTATAGTTAACATTGCTACAGTGGTAATAGCTGACTATAGCGGCGACGGCATCACGTTTACTGCTACCCCTAGAAATCAAGATATTACTTCTAATAGAAACACAGTAATAAGAATAGACGTAGCTTTAAACAATATTTCATCTACAGCTGTTAAAGAATAATGAAGTTTATAGAAAAGAATATATCTCAATTTATTGAGTCACAATTCCCGGCGATATACCGAGAAGATGGACCAGTATTAGTTGAGTTTGTAAAATCCTATTTTGAATGGATGGAGCAGCAAGATAATACTCTGTTTAAAACTAGAAGATTATTTGAATACAGAGATATCGACTCTACACTAGATGAGTATATTGTACATTTTAAAAACAAATACGCCGTAGGTTTAAAGTTAGAGACAGAAGCTGATAAGAGACTCTTATTAAAAAACATTCAAGATCTCTACAAATCAAAAGGATCTGAACGTAGCTATGAGATATTATTTAGAGCATTGTACAATAAAGATGTCTCTATCTATATCCCGGGAGATGATATTTTAAGAGTATCTGATGGTGAGTGGGTAGAAGGTAAATTTCTTGAAATAACTAGCACTGCAAACAACATTCAAGACTATATCGGCAAAAAAATAACCGGCGTTAATAGTGGTGCTACTGGTATTGTTGAAAATTACTCACAGCGTATTTCTAATAGAAAAGTAGTTGATATACTCGAGATATCAAGCGTGCAGGGATCTTTTGATTTTGGCGAATCACTTTTCTCCGGTACAAATAATAATATTATTGGAATTAATATACCATCTACCGTAGGTTCATTATCTGCAATAGGTATAATTGATGGTGGTGCTAATTTTGAAATAGGTGATATTTTAAATGTAGAAGGTAAAGGATTTGGTGGTAAAGCAAAAGTAGTATCTACAACCAGGCAACTAGGTCGTGTCACTTTTGAATTAGAAAATGGTGGTACTGGATATTCTCTAGATGCACTAACACAGGTATATCCTAAACTACAACTGCAATACTCATCTAATACTGGTAATATTCAAAATAACCAATTAATTTTTCAAGTGAATGAAAGTAATACTATAATTGCAAATGGTATTGTTACAGAAACTAACTCATCTGTTATTATACTTAAGCAATACACAAGCGGCTTTACTAATGGATCTACAGTAAGAACTGCGATCAATTTAATAATTGATGTAGCATCTGGTACTTTCTCAAATGGTGAAGTAGTCTATCAGGCAAATAGTTCTGCTAACGTTGCTGTGGGTACCATAGTTGGCATAGTACCTAATGTAGGAAACACCTCATATTATGTTTCTAACGTAACGGGCGCTTTTACTACTTCAGTATATTCTACCGGCGGAAATACTTTTTTACTTGTAGGTAATACTTCTAGCGCGCAAGGATTTATCTATAACGTAATAGGAGGTAGCAATACTGGTACCGCTACTGTAGCTAATATAGTTGGTGGAGGTACAGGTGCTACTTTTAGAATCGGCGATATAATCGATAAAGAAATCGTTACTATTAATACTGATTATATTAGAGATAGACTTGATACAAAACTGCTTGTTTTTAATGAGGGATTACCAGCTACAGGAACGGTTGCTACTACTAGTGGAAGCAATACATTAACCGGTACAGGTACTACATTTACTACCGATTTAGTGGTAGGAGATTACATTCAAGTAAATACTAGTACTTCGAAGGAAGTTCGTCAAGTATCTACAATTGCTAATAATATCTCTTTAACCGTCACGGAAAATTTTAGTAATACACAAAGCGGTGTACAGTACTTTAAAGATCAAGCTAATTATCTTTTTCAAAAAGTATCTTCTATAGCAGATATAGAAAACCTAGCTACTACTTTAACTAACGCTCTAACATATGAAGAGTTTGAGATAGGTACTATTAGTTATCTCGCTGGTATTAATCCTGGTACGGGGTATTCTTTAAATCCCTACGTAAGCGTAACAGAGCCTCTTATTGCTGCACTAGAGCAGCCAGGAGTAGCTGGTAGATATAAAGGAGCTGATGCTATAGTAGATGCATTTGCTGGTACAGGTCAAGGTATTGCACTTGCTACTAAAATAGTAGATAGTGGATTAGGGTACGAACCTGGAGAAAGAGTAACTCTCTCTTCACCAGATAGCAGTTTTAGCGTTACTGGAGCTGCTGTTGTATCGAGTGAAGGTAGAAAAGAAGGCTACTGGAAATCAACTAGAGGGTTCTTAGACTCCGACAAATATATTCAAGATAGTAAATACTATCAAGAATTTTCATATGAGTTAAGATCCTCAGTTAATTTTAACGAATATAAAGATGTGGTATTAGCCATGGTTCATACAGCGGGTACAGAATTGTTTGGTAAATATATCATATATGATAACCTTGATAGTACTGCAGAATACATGAGCAGTTATATAACCCTTACATAAATAATTCATAAGATTTTGGATAGCTAATATGGCTGGAATTATTACAAAAAAACTACAAGTCGATATTGCGCAGCAATTCATTGATGACGTTAAAAGCGACGAAAACAATTATTATGTTTTCACAGCGAAATCAACGCCTTGGCCTGATGACAATAATCCACCCACTGCTAACCAAGCTATAAGCAACTATGATCATAATGTTTATAACAATATCTTATACGGCAAAGAAGTAACCAATAACGACATCATACTAATGGTTCCTCGCAATAACTGGACCAATAATACATCATACCCTGCTTATGATAAAGATGATAGTGATATTTTTAACAAACAGTTTTTTGTTTATAATGCAAGTAATAGAGGTGTTTATAAAGTACTAGAATCAGGCAGTGGTAACTCTGTAGTGTTGCCGTCGATAGTATCCACCTCCTCATTTAAAACATCTGATGGCTATGTATGGAAATACATGTACACAGCTGGCACTACTGAGCTCAGTAAGTTTAGCTCTAATAATTACATACCTATTACTCCAAATACTTCCGTCACATCCGCAGCTGTTCCTGGCACTATTGATACAATAAAGGTTAATAGCGGTGGTACTGGATGGGTAGCCTATAACATAGGCACTCTTCAAGCTGTTGTTAATTCAAGTGTAATTACTATCTCTAGTAATTCATCCACAAATACTAACTTTTATTCTAACTCTGCTATTTACTTAAAGAGTGGTTTAGGTTCTAGTCAATATAGGACAATTATTAGCTATGACGGTCCTTCAAGAAGAGCTGTACTAGATGATGCTCTAGATTTAAAAACAAACATAGTTCTAACTAGTATTACGGGCACGTTTAGCGTAAATGATACCGTTACACAGAACTTAGTAGCTCTTTCTATCACATCACAATCTGGTTACCTACAACCTGGTGATACTATCACACAGAGTAATTCTGGTGCAACAGCAACTATCATTACATCTAATAGTTCTCTCCTAAGAGTAAAACCATTAACTGATGATGTTTTTGTTTTAGATAAAGCAATTGATGCAGGTAGAGGTACAACATTAGGTAACAGCACAGTAACGGTAAATACTACTAGTAATACAGTTGTTGCGGCTGCTAATGCATTATTCACAACTTTATATGCTGCAGGCGACTACATTAAAGTAGGAAGCTTTTTTCATCGCGTAACTGCTGTAGCTAATAATACAAGACTTACCATTGCCGGTCCTTTTGACGCTGCTTATACTGCTAACGCTCACTATAAAATAAACTCAGGCGCTACAGTAGCCAGCGTAACAAATATTTCAGCACAAGGTGTAGTAGAATTTGCTGACGTAAATAGTTCGATTATTAGTTATGACTCGTCAACTGGTAGCTTTGATCTAGGTGAAATAATAACGCAATCTAGCTCCTCCACAAACGGTGTAGTATCATTTGCTAATAGTACTAAGCTAGTTATAACAAGTATATCCGGATCAGGTTTTGTAACTAGTGCAAATATAGTAGGTGTAACAACTAACACATATGCAAATGTCACTGCTATTGCTGCGAACCCAACCATTACACTATCTAATACTAGCGGATCATTCTTGTTTGGTGTACCGTTAACTTCAAGTAGTGGTGGCAATTCCACTATGACTTCTGTATCGATTATTCCCAACGAGCAGACAGAGTACATTATCTCACCGAAAGTCACCATTACAGGTGATGGCGTAAACGCTGCTGCATACAGTTTAGTTAATACCACGACTACTGCTATATCGTCTATTGTTGTTTTTGATAAAGGTACAGGGTATACCGAGGCAAATGTTTCTGTATCTGCTAATCCTAATTACGGTAATGGTGCTGTACTAACACCCTCTATTAGTCCTGTAACCGGCCATGGCAGTAACGTTGCTTTTGAGTTAGGTGGAAACTATACAGGCATAGCTGTTACTTTTAGTAATACAAGCATAGAGCAATATAATTTGCCAGGTAGCGGCTCTTTTAGAACTGCTGGAATTATTAAAAATCCACTATATGATAATGTTTATCTAACTATTAATAGCTACGATCGCACTAAACTTACTCTTTCAGGTGCCAACACCTTTACGGTAGGAGAAGTCGTATATCAAGCTAATATTGCTACCGGTATAGTAGTTTTCTCTAACACCTCTCTAGTAGAACTTCAAGGTGTAAAAGGTACATTTGATAAGACCGCTACTAATACAACAGTAATAGGCCTTTCTTCTGAAAATACTTCCACTATTACTAATACATCCATTAACGAATTTACAGTAGTAGCTAATAGTGTAGTATATCAACAAAACACTGGTGCGTTTGGAAGGTTAATATCATCCAATAATACTACATTAAGATTATCAAACGTTGAAGGTGTATTCAGCTCTGGATTTGTTGTTTATGATCCAGTTTCAAATGCTTACGCTAACGTCACAGCAGTAAAGACCGCTAACAATACAAAAACTCTAACGTTTGGTTATTTTAATCAGATCGCAAGAGTTACTCTTTCACAGAAAACAGGCAACTTCACAGCAGGTGAATCATTACAGTTTATAACTCCAATCGGTACTGTAATTGGAACTGGACTCATTTATAACGCTAATAATGATACTGATCTATTAATATCGGGCAATACAATAGCATTTACAACAAATGAGAAAATAACACAAGGCTCGTCTGCCAATGGTATACTATTATTTGCAAATAGCACGTATATGAAGCTTACTAACGTCAGAGGTACTTTTCTTAATGGCGCTAACGTAGTGGGCGTGACTTCTGGCGCTAATGCTGCAGTAGGTACGGTACTTAGTGTTATTAGTGTAGCGGACGTGGATGGCACTTTAACTGAAAGTTCTGACAATATTATCAAGGGCATAACCTCGAACGCTCAAGGTTATGCCGAATATGCTAATAGTATTATCAGGCCTAATCTAGTTAGAGATACTGGATCTGTCCTATATACTGAAAACATTTCGCCTGCTACTCGTACTGATACAAGTACAGAAGCCGTTAATTTGATTATTAAGTTTTAAACTTAGAGGGTAATATGCCTTTAGAAACAAATCTCAATACTCCTCCATACTATGATGATTATGACGCTAATAATAATTTTTATAGAGTATTGTTCAGACCCTCTACAGCTGTACAAGCTCGTGAATTAACTCAATTACAATCCATTTTACAGGACCAGGTTGAGAAGTTCGGCAAGCATATTTTTGTTGAAGGCTCTATTATAGATGGTTGTGGTATTACATTTGATGATAGACTAGATTACATCAAAGTTCTAGACAATTATAGTAATGGTACCGCTATCTCATCAGTTACAGATTTTATTGGCAAGAAAGTTTATTCCTCTAATACTCTTCTTGAAGCTATTATCGTTAATGCAGTTGAAGGGTTTGAGGCTGCTAATCCTGACCTAAACACTTTATACATTAAGTATATCAATTCTGGAACATATGCTAATAACACACCCCAGAAAAAATACGACCCAGATCAAATTGTACAGATTCGCACAGTAGCTAATACTCTTTTTGGTACCGTAACTGTAGGTAATAGTTCTGTAAATTCTGTAGGGGTAGGCTATACCGTTAGCGTCACGGAAGGTACAATTTTTCAAAAAGGGTTTTTTGTTCGTGTAGAGCCTCAAACTACTATTGTAACAAAATATAATAATCAGCCAGATAAATTATCCGTCGGTTTTAAAACTAACGAATCAATAATTACGTCCGATAGTGATGAAGAGTTACTAGATAACGCACTCGGCTCTCCTAATTATAACGCACCTGGTGCTAATAGACTAAAACTATCAGCTAATCTAGTTGTACGTGCTACCGATAATACTAGTATTACCGCCAATACTGCCAATACAGATAATTTCTTTTCTATTGTTGATTTTGAAGGTGGTAGAGCCGCAGTAATTCGCACAGAGCCTGAATATGCTAAACTTGGTAGACAGTTAGCAAAGCGTACCTATGAAGAGAGTGGTAACTATATTATCGACCCATTCGAGCTTTCAGTAACTGCCAACACTTCTAATTCTACCTACCATGTATTATCTGTTGATAAAGGCTTAGGTTACCCTCTTGGCTATAGAGTAGAGTTTGCCGATAAACGTAACCTAAATCTAAGAAAAGGCACTGATACTTCTTCTATCGATAATCTAGTCGTAGGTACTGGTTACGGCAACTATATTTTAGTAAACGAGTTTGTTGGGGTATTTGATACAGATTCGATCGTTCAAGTAAACCTATGTAACGCCACTGCTACTGCTATTACTAGTGGTACATACTCGAGTACAACATTACCTGCTAATACGCTAGGTACCGCATACGTACATTCTGTAGTTTATGATTCAGGTACACCCGGTACAGCTAATGCACAATATAGAATGTATCTTAATAATATCAGAATGGCTAATGGTTATAATTTTGATAGTGTAAGAAGTGTAACAGTGCAACACGCTTCTGCTAATGGTATTGCTGATGTTATATTAACGAGTGGAAATGCATATCTCTACGACAGTTCACTTAAGCCTTTACTTTTTCCTATCGGTCGCAGAGCAATTGCAAATACTTCTGACCGCTCATATACTGCTAGACAGGTTAAGAGTAGTGTCACTTTCACGTCCGGTATAGCCACTATTACACCTGATGGTTCAAACACTGCATTTTCTGATACAGGTAGCCCACTATCCACAACACAAGAAGATAGATTTATTATTATTCCTATCTCAAATACTGGTGCACCAGGTATCAATAAAGGGCAGCCTATAAGTCTTAAATCTACCGGTAATATTGTAGCTACTTCAGTATCGGCTAATATTAATGTAGGTATTGCTAATACCTTTACAGCAGATGTATTCTATAATGTCTCTAGATCAATAGCACCAACCAAAAAGACCGTTAACAAAAATATTATGGTTGGTATTCAAGCTAATACTCACCCTAATACAGTAACCGGACCATGGCCTCTAGGCGTACCAGATGTTTATAAATTAAGAGCAGTATACCAAGGATCTACTTATAGCAACACGAATACTAATAATGTTAGATATTTTGAACTAGATAACGGTCAGAGAGACTCTCTCTATAATCATTCTCAGATTAAAATTAAACCAGGTTCAGGTCATACAATAGGAGCAAACGATAGACTTCTTGTAGAGTTCGATTGTTTTAGAGCCGATGTATCGACAGGTAGTGGGTATTTTACTGTAGATTCTTATGTAATCGATGACTCGGCTTCACCTGCTGCTAACACAATTAATACAGCAGAAATTCCCGTTTACCTATCATTATCTGGCAATCGTTACGATCTTAGAGATATGGTAGATTACAGGCCTCAGTATGTTAACACAGCAGCATATGCTATTACTAATGGCACTATAACTGTAAACCCCTCCACAACTAATACTTTTAATACTACAAGTGTTATAGTTCCAGCCCCTGATACTACCGCTTCCTTTGATATTAACTTCTATATTGGAAGAACAGATAAGGTTGTACTATCACCTGACTCTAGAGTATCGATTATAGAGGGTATTCCTAGCCTTACACCTACTACACCTAAAGATCAAGAAGGGGCTATGACATTAGGTATTGTTAATATACCACCATACCCCTCACTAACTCAGGAACAATCTAGAACCTACAATAGATTTGATTACTTTATCTCGACATCACTACTTCAACAGCGTAGATATACTATGCGTGATGTAGGCATCATAGATCAAAGAGTAAAAAATCTAGAATATTATACTTTACTATCTACTTTAGAGGCTGATACTGAAAAGCTTTTAATAACCGATAGTGCTGGTAATGATAGATTCAAAAATGGTATTTTTGTAGACTCGTTTAAAGATTTTAAAATAGCTAATACTGCTAGCGCTGAATATAAAGCAGCGCTTGATACTCAACTCGGAATTTTACGCCCTCAATTTGAAAGCGCGTATATTCCATTAGCGGAAAAAACTCTTACAAATACTTCCAAGTACGGTAAAAACTTATCTTTAACCTATACCCATACTCCCTTTATAACTCAGCCTTTTGCCAGTAAAGTAAGAAACTGTGCAGAATCACTTGTGTACGTCTTTAAAGGTGAAATCTCTTTATCTCCTGATGGTGATCACGCCGCGGATGTAAAAAGAAATCCTGACATTGTATTGGACGTAGATCTAGCCAGCCCATTACTATCACTTGCCAATGCAGGATTCTTCAAAACTTCATTCGGTGACTGGAGAACAGTAAGCACTTCTAATAATTCTTCTTCTGCAAATAATTTTAGAAATGGTATTATAGTATCAGCGGAGACCACTGTAACTACTGCTAATCAAGTAAGAGATGTCATAACTGCCTCTATTGATGTTAATAAACAAAATTATAGCTATGGTGATGTTGTTCAAGACGTTTCCACACAACCTTATATGAGAGCTAGGCGTATAACTTTCGTAGGAACGGGACTAAAGCCAAGTACAATAATATATCCATTTTTTGACGATGTTCTTGTATCAAGTTATTGTAAGTCTTCTAATTCTTCACTTGCTGATGTAGGGGCTTTTAATAGTACACTTACCACAGATAGTATTGGTACTGTGTATGGTATATTTTATATTCCAGAAAATACCTTTAAATCCGGTGAGCGTACTTTTAAATTAGTAGATATTCAAAATTATGCAGCAGAAGCTAATACTATATCTACAGTAGCATCTGCATTATATACTGGAAGTAATATCTCTATTACTAAAGCTAATCTAGGACTTAGCTCTGCTAAACCAACCATTAGTACATCTATTTCGAGAGAACAGCAGAGAGTAATCACTGGCGTAAGTGTAACAGCGACTGCTGAAATAGTAGACCCTATCGCTCAATCATTCTTAATAGATGAGCCGGGCGGTATACCAGGTATTTTTGTTTCAAAAATCGACCTATACTTCAGGCAAAAACACCCCACTTTGGGTGTAGTAGTTGAAATAAGAGAAGTGAGTGTAGATACCGGGTACCCTACTCCTAAAATTTTACCTTACGGTTCAGTAGTAGTACCTACTGCTAATATTAATACTAGCGCAGACGCATCTCTAGCAACTACTGTTACTTTTGACTCGCCAATATATCTTGAGAACGGTAGAGAATATTGCTTTGTAGTTAAACCTCAGGGTAATAATACTGATACTAAAATCTGGATTGCAGAAATTGGCGGTACAGATGTAACGACACGGTCACCAATATATCAAAATAATCCAATGGGTGATGTCTTTATATCTTCAACTGATAGAGCATGGACCGCGTTTACCAAAGAAGATATTAAGTGTGTAATTTATAGAGCTAATTTCTCTTCTTTGACTGGTTCTGTAAACTATAAAAATTCAAATACAGAATATCTTACAGTAAATAGTTTTAAGAGTACGTTCCTAGACGGAGAAACAGTATACGTCTCTAATGCAGTAGTTACTGTAGCTTCCGGTGCTGTTGTTAACGCATCACTATCTAACTCTATAGTAATTGGTACTACCACAGCGCAATCGGCCTTTTCGGTCGGTCAGATGGTTTATATCTCATCTAATTCAGGTGGTATCACAGACGTTGCTACTATTACGGCACTACCAAATACAACAAACATTCGTCTAGATGCTAATGTTTCGTTTACTGACAATGATGCCAGTATTGGTAAATTAGCTGGTAACGGGGCATTTACAGGTATAATTGAGTTTTATAATACTGATACAGGTGATTTGTATATTGAAAACTCGACAGCTAATTCATCTTTGAACTTTAATACTGGTAATACTCAAACACTAATTATAGGTAAGGCAAGTAGAGCACGTGCCAATTTAGTAAGCGTAGATAATGTTACTTACAGTGTTATTGTGCCTCAGATGTCTATAATAAGACCTCCTGGTACTACTGTAAACCTATCATTTAACGGTACTCCGCTATCGACATACGTAAGAGAAACTACAGGTACTGCCGCTCAAAACGATACTGAAATTGAGTTGGTAGATATTGAAAGAAGAGTACTATCTAGATCTAACGAATTAACCTACATGTCAGGTAATAATTCACTACAGCTAGATCTTACCTTTACTTCTGCAAATTCTAGAATCTCTCCTGTTATTAACGATATTAAAAAGAGTGTACTTGTAATTAAAAATAATATATCTACAGGTAATACTGAAATTGCTAATAATGAAACATTCCCTGGCGGTAATACTGTAGTTACAAGTAAGTATGTAAGTAGAAACGTTGTTCTAGCAGATGGTCAAGACGCTGAAGATATTGAAGTATTCTTAACCGCCAGTAAACCATCAGGTACTGAAATCTACGTATATGCAAAACTACAAGGATCTGAAGACTCTGAGCCGTTTGATGAAAAGTATTGGTCATTACTTGAACAGGTAAATCCAACTAGTTCTGTAAGTAGTAAAGTGGATATTAAATCATATAATGAGTATCGCTATCAGCTACCGCTCGCTAATACTGCAACAATATCTGTAGGTAAAACTGCAGCAAGAAATGCTAATAATTCTAATATTGTTAGATATTATACTGCTGCTGGTGCACCGGTAGATACGTTTAAGGTATTTGCTATTAAGATAGTCATGACATCTACTGAAGGTACGCACTTAATCCCACGTATTGCTGATATGCGTGCAATCGCACTACAGGCTTAAAATGTATATAAAAGTGCAAGATAGGCGTGATATAATTAGAGATGGTGACTCGAAAGCCATACTAAATATTAATAATGACGGGTTAGCCGCTTACAAAGCAAAACGTCAAAGAGAACAAACCATGGACAATATCGTCAGCGAGGTAAGTAACTTGAAGGCAGATATAGGTGAAATTAAGCTTCTACTTAGTAGGATTTTAGAGAAAAATAATGACAATTAACGTAGCAAATCTTGACATTACTACAGATACATTTGGTACCTGGGTCAGTAAGACTAATACATTAGCACACCTAACAACAAATCATGTTGTTACTGTTGATGGTACTGCAACTGGTAATAATAGTACAGGTAACGGTACTGTAAATGGGGTCTTCGGTTCTACTACTCTTTTTGCAAATACTGCACTACGTGGTGGTAACGTCTCAACAGCTTGTACTCTAACCATATCGTCTAATTTAAGCATTACTAATACAGCTACTATTTCCGGCGCTGTTACTCATTCAAATACCGTTACTACTACAGGATTAACGACCCTTAATGGTGGTATGAACACGACAACAGCAAATGCCTCGTCAGCTGTAAACGTAGGTGCTAATACTACTGTAAATACATCCACTATAAAGGTAGGTAATTCAACGGTTAATACTGTAATTACATCTACTGGTATTGATACAGACGGCACTCTTGCTGTTCTTAATACAGTCTCATTCTCTAACACTCTCACCGTTACAGGTCTCACTGCATTAAATGGTGACGTTAACACAACTACAGCTAATGCTTCAGTAGCTCTTAATGTAGGAGCTAACGTAACAGTAAATACCACCTCATTTGAAGTAGGTAACTCGACTGTTAATACAGTTATCACCTCAACCTCTTTTACAACCGGTAACTCGACCGTTAATACAGTAATTACCTCTACAGGTATCGATACTGACGGCACTCTTGCTGTACTCAACTCAGCATCATTTTCAAATACGGTTACTGTAACTGGATTAACAGCGCTCAACGGTAACGTCAATACACCTACAGCAAACGCTACAACCTCAGTAAATGTTGGCGCGAACGTTACTGTTAATACCTCGTCTATTAAAATTGGTAATGCGACTGTTAATGCTATTGTTAATTCATCTACTATTACAATAGGTAATACTACGGCAAACGGCTCTGATCTATATGCAAATAATGCTAGATTTGGAGCTTTAATTCTCGACGGCACTTTTACTACTACAGGCACTGTCATCGCTAATGCAGATATTATACCACCTACTACTAATGCTTATTCTATAGGTAACTCGATATCTTCCTTTAATACAGGTTATTTTAGTAACGTTCAAGCCACTAACATTAATGCTACTAATTCTGCATCTGTTAGTACTGCTTTTGTAGCTAATACTACTAGAGTAACGATTGGATCTGGAATTGGATTATCAGCTAATGGTAGTCAAGGCACTAGCGGTCAAGTACTTACGTCGAATGGGACATCTCCATATTGGGAAACACCGTTTGTAGGTGTGTCTTCCGTAGCTACTGGTAATGGTATTACTGGAGGTACAATCACATCAACAGGTACATTATCAGTTGTAGCTAATAGTGGTCTAGTATCTAATACAACTGGTGTACATGTAAGAGCCAATAATGGTATTGTAGCAAATGCAACTGGTACATTCGTCAATGCTAATACAGCTCTAGTATCTAACAGTACTGGTGTTCACGTGTTAGCTAATAATGGTATTGCAGCTAATAGCACCGGTTTGTTTGTTACTACCGTTAATGGTTTAGTAACTAACTCAACAGGCGTGCATGTATTAGCCAATACAGGTATTGTAGCTAATTCAACTGGTACGTTTGTCAATGCAGCGTATATTGCTACTATATCTGCTAATAATGCTGCTTATTTTGATGGACAATTACCCTCATATTACACTAATGCTACTAATATTACATCAGGTACCCTACCTAATGCTAGATTAAGTTCAGCTATTGTTAACACGAGCGGAAGCTTTACATACTCAGGTGTACAAACATATAACGCAAATATCGTTTTAGGTTCTTCAGGTCTCTCCTCAAATGGATCTTTTGGTACCGCAGGTCATGTCCTACATTCTAATGGCACAGCTACCTACTGGGCTACTGACGACCAAGGTGTCACTTCTGTTGCTTCTGGTAACGGTATTACAGGTGGTACTATTACATCAACGGGTACATTATCAGTTGTAGCTAATAGCGGCTTAATAGCGAACACAACTGGTATCCATATACTATCTAATAGTGGTATAATAGCTAACTCAACCGGCACATTCGTTAATGCTAATAATGGTATTATAGCCAATAGTTTAGGTGTTTTTATACGTCCCGGTAATGGTACAACTTTAGATACTAACGGTATTCAAGTATTAGCCAACAGTGGTCTAACATCGAATGCTACAGGTGTATATGTTTTAGCTAACAATGGACTTGTATCAAACAGTACAGGTGTATTTGTTAATGCTAATACAGGTATTGTAGCTAATTCAACTGGTACGTTTGTTAATGCTTCTTATATTGCTACTATTTCTGCAAATAATGCTACCTATCTAAACGGGCAATTAGCTAGTTTTTATACAGATATTCCTTCAAGGTTAGGATATACACCAGTACAACAAGGTGGTGGTACAGGTCAAGCTGCTAACAAGCTTTACATTGGCTGGACCGCTGGAGGTCAATTAGCTTTACAAGTAGACTCTACAAATTTTGGAACTACTTGGCCTTTAACAGCTAATAACGCTACGAACCTAAACGGTCAAGCAGCTTCATACTACCTTAATGCTAGCAATATTAATACAGGTACGCTACCTACAGGTAGATTGTCCGGTACCTATACTATGAATATTACCGGTACTGCATCTGGTAACTATAACGCAGTGCAGAATCTAGATGCATTTACAAATGGTAATATGGGTGCAGGCTCGTACTTATCTAATTCTTATATCCAATCTTCAGGTCAAACCGTTCAACTTGTAAGAGTTTACACGTACTTTACACCTGCTCCCGCACCTGTAGGTGTAGGCTGCTTCCCATCATATTCTATAGTAGCTATGGCTGATGGTAGTATCAAGACTATCGATTCTGTATTAGTAGGTGACAGAGTACTTGGAGGGTATGGCCAAATTAATACAGTTATTGCCTACCATAAAGTTAAGCTTGGTAAACAGCCTCTTTACAATATTAATAATAGACATAAAACAACCCAAGAGCATAGACATTGGACAACTAGTGGATGGACAGCTATTGATACAGCAAGCGCTGCACCTGAATATGTACATCAAATTTATATTGATAATAATGGCACTACTGAGATGAGAAAGAACGTCAAGCTTAAGTATTCAACTGTGTTACCATTAGAAAGTGGTATGACCTTAGTTACAGGTAGTGGAGCTGAAGTTATTAATTCTATTGATGCTGACTATAACGCCGACCCAGAGCAGTTCGTATATACATTAATTTGCGATGGGTCGCATACATGCTTAGTAAATGATGTTGTAGTATCTGCTTGGGCTAGAGATGATGACTTTGATTATGATACATGGACTCCTAGAGCTGCTTAATTAATAGGATATTAAAATGATTGTTGTGAAAAATAACTTTCTTACATCTGAAGAATGTAATACTATATTATCCGCTGCTAGTGATACTGGGTTTAATCCAGCTCATCTTATAGCTAGTGATGGTAGTAATTACTATGATAGTAATATACGTGGAGGTAAGATTAGTTTTATAAATCTTAGTACACTAACTGATAGTTTAGTTAATAAAGTTAAAAACGCTATTGAAGATTATAATCAACCCTATAAAATATTCTTCGATGAATATACTTTTCAAGTAACTACTTATAATGAAGCTGAGATAGGATTTAAGTGGCACTCTGATGATAGTTTCTACCCAATAACAGACCTCTGGAGAGGAAGAAAGATAACAGCTGTTATCGAACTCTCAGATCCTTCTAGTTACTCTGGAGGTCAATTTGAAGTATCCCCAGATTTAGGAATAACACCTCCTATTAATCTAGTAGACTCTACTACTAATTATAGCAGTAATACTACTACTAGTCCGCAACCTGATATCGTATACCACCCTGTACAGACTATCGATCAGGAACCAACCTCTGGTGAGGTACCTACAACTTATAGTACGAATTCTAATATAGGTATCGTACCTTCTAGCAGTAATATAATTTATTCTAGAAAAGGTCAAGGTGATTGTATCATATTCCCGTCTTTTCTCTTTCATAGAGTAACACCTATCTTAAAAGGTAGTAGAAGCTCCTTAACAGTATGGTGCAAAGGTCCTAGATGGGCGTAG